TTACCGCGTCAACCTGGCCTGTTGTGGTCGGGACAAGGAAGTCAGCGATAACCTGATTTCCCAGATTTTCTACGGCAAGGTCATCTCAGGATACTGCCGGGAGTGCCTGAATGCCCTTCGCCGCAATGGCGATCCCAAGCGCGCCTTCGTTAAGCGTCCGCCGGCGCTGGCCGCCACCTGGCGGGCCGTGCTCGCCCTGCCTGTCTCACCGCTGCTCCAGCGCGATCTATGGGGGATGCCATGCTGCAACTGCTGACGGTCTTCCTGGAATTGGCCGGGATCCTGGGCCTGGCCATCGCGCTGGGCACCGCTTTTCTGTGGTGGATTGATCGGCCGAGTCACTAGTCATGGACGACGCCGACTACGCCACGCTGGCCGAGGAACAGGCCTGGAAAGACCTGGAGCGGCGCATTGCCGCCGCCCGGGGCGAGCGGGACCGCCTGGCGGAACGCCGCTTCATTCGTTGTCGTCACTGTAGCGAGATCCTGGCCAGCCATCGCCAGGCGCTGGGCACCTGCCTGGAGTGCCAGGAGCGCCTTGAGCATGAGGCCAAGCTGCGGGCGGGGAGGATGGGGGTGAGCGGGCTGTGATTAACCCTAAGCACATCACCTGGACAGCCGGAAACTGGAACGCCTATGTCGAGTCCGGCCAGACCCGTGCCGAACGTGCCCGCCGCCTGGCAGCGGTACCGAACAATCTTAGGGAAGAGGTGGAGGCGCATGTGAGATGTGCCTTTGCCATCAGGAGCGGCGGCGGCAAGCGGCGGCAGGAGTTGGAAAGGCCATGATGGCCACCCTCGTCGAAATTGACCACGCTTGCCCGCCCCAATACTGGTACGCCCGCTATGCCGGTCAGCGTCTCTGGTGTCGTCCAGCGCGAGAAGCGCCGGTCAGCAGTTGCTGGGTGGTTGTGCCTGGCCAGGGCGTCACCGAGCATCCCGATAACGTCATCTTCCCGGAGCATGCCTGGCAGGTGCGCGATGGTGATGTGGAAACGGTCCTAATTGAGATCGAGCCGCGCTCGCGGCAGATGGAGGCCAGGTTATGACCGACCTTAGCCTCTCCAGCGACATTGCCGCGGCGGCGCCAGAGCTGCAGCCTGCCTATCCCGTCCCCGCCAAGAATGGCGGCCGCCCGCCCTGGTCCGCGGCTGAGACCGCCCTCTTGCACCAGCATTACGCCCGCCTGGGACCGCTGGCCATCGCGCCCTATCTGCCCGCGCGTACCGTGCCAGCCATCCAAGAGCGCGCCCGTCACCTCGGCTTGCGCTGCCAACAACCGCATATCCCGATCCCTTCCACGCCCGCCCTGGACGCGGCCTTAAGGCGGCTCTATGCCAAGGGCCTGCCAGCGCCAGGGACCATGCGCCAGTTCTGTCGCCAGTGGCAGCGTAACCGCCAGTGGGTACGCAACCAGGCCATCCGCCTGGGGGTATGCGTGCCGCGTCGGGCCGAGCCCTGGAAGCCGGACGAGATCGCCATTCTCGAGCGGCTGGAAGGCCGCGGCGCCAAGTGCGTCCAGAAAGCCCTGGCCGCGGCGGGCTTCCAGCGCACCGAGCCCGCCATTGCCGAGCGCATGAAGGGCCTGGGGCTGGAGGTCAAGGATAAGACCGAGTTGATGACGGCGCGGGCAGTTGGCGAGCTGCTGGGACTGGACATGCACGTCGTCACGGGCTGGATCAAAAGCCAAGCGCTCAAGGCGCGGCGCCATCTGGCCGAAGACGGCACCACCCTGGCCTGGGAGATCAGTAGGAAGGCATTACGGGATTTCATGATCCGCTATCCGGGCGAGTGGTATCCGGGGCGGTGCGATCGTTACTGGCTAGTGGAAATGTTGGCGGGGAAGGTGGGATGAGAAGAAAGGCTTATCGCCGCCTGCTGCGCCTGATCCGCCACCTCACGCCTGAGCAGAGCAACACCTTGACGGATTTGCTCAAGGCCGAAATTGCCCGCCGCCAATACGTCGTTCAGCTCCTGGCGGAATGGCGCGTAGTCTCGGCGCGGCTACCTAGTCAAGCGCCACAGGACCGCGAGGCAACGCGGCCGGTGGCAATCACCATGAGCACTGATTAGGGAGTGCGGATGATGACAACGCGAAGTGTAACAAAACAAGGGCAGAGCGATGCAACCGAGTGGAAAGAGCGCGGTTTGCAAGCTGCCTTCAAGGTCAACATTGATGTTTTCAAGGCAAAGAATTTTGACCAGAAATATACTTATTGGCATTTTGACCTGAATTGCGGCTCGGGACAAAACGAAGAAGTTGGCTGCATCGGTTCACCTTTGGCCTTCCTAAATGCTGCGCATAACGCGGACCTGGAAAGCTACTTTGCTGGCTTCTGCGACATCAACGCCGATAGCCTTGGGCTTCTTCAGGAGCGCAAAGCGGTCAAAGAAGACGCGCGCAGTTTTTTGTTTCACGGCGACAACTCCTCACTTATTGAGGCAATTCCTGAGCTGATCAGGGCTAAAGGCGAAAAGCCGCAGTTTGCCATGGGCATGGTGCTGTCAGACCCAAACAACTCGGATGTTCCTTTTGACCAACTGGCCTGGCTTTCGTCAGTTTGTCCGCGGATTGATTTTGTCATCAACTGGAATGCGCGCCTGTTCAAACTGTACCAGGCACATAATTGGGGAAGGAGTCGCCACACTCTCGCCAGCGCGATGCGGATGTTCAACAAAACGCACTGGCTGATCAGGCAACCGCAAGGAAACTGGCGCTGGACTCTGCTGATCGGGCGCGGCATGCGTATCAACGATCATCGCGCGATGGGTTTTTTTCACCTCGATTCTGACGCTGGCAGGAGGATCTTCAACGACTGCAATAACCTGCGGGCAAACAACCCCGACATCATGAGGATGGCGTCGGCACAAATGGCGATGGGCTTTTGACCATGATGCACTTTGGGGACCACAAGACCAAGGAGCATTACAACCAGCTCTATCGTAAGCACTGGGTTTTCAGAGCAATTCGTAATGCCGCAATGCGATCAAGTAATGGAAAATGCGTGCATTGTGGCGCCATGGCAACAGAGGTGCATCATCTGAAGTACCCGAAGCCATGGGGCGCTTTTGATGTGCCTACGAACCTACAACCCATTTGCCATGCCTGCCACTGCCGCATCGAGGGGAAAGACCAATGAATAGGCCCATCCAAGTCCCTTTAAGCCAACTGCAACCCCATCCTGATAATCCACGCATCGAGCCACGCCAGGAAGTTGTTGACCAGATTGCTAGCATGATTTCAGGAGAATTTGACTCTGCCCATGCCTTGATCGTCCGCCCACTTGGTTCTGGTCAATTCCAGATCGTCAGCGGTCATCATCGCGTCCTGGCCGCGCAAAAGGCTGGCCTGGACCATGTCCCCTGCTGGGTGCGGGAGATGACGGATGACGAAGCTTACATGGAACTGGTCCGCTGCAATACGCAGTCGGAATTGCACCCCCTGGAGGAGGGCAAGCACGCGGCGCAGTCGGGAATGGACCTGAAGAGCTATGCGGAAAGGGCGGGGAAAGGGTATCAGGGCCTTTACTACAAACAGAGGGCCTTTTCCGTTTACCACGTGGTAAATGGCAAAAGTGAGATGCGCGACTCATGGCGCAACCTTTCCGAAATACACGCCGCCCCTCAATGGCTCTGGCCAGACATGGTGTTCGCCATGCTCGAAGGGAAGTGGACGGTGGCCGTTACTCGTGACCAGGTTGCTAAATACAAAGCCATCGAAGACCCGCCATCCTGGGCAGATCATGAAATGATTGCCAGCCGCTTGCTGGGCGGGTCGATTGCCAAAGACGATATTCCTAAATTGGCCTTGGCGGTCTCACAAGCCAAAGTCAGAAACGATGACCCAGAGGAAGACTTCCGCAAGGGGATGCTGGAGGAGTTGATTGAAGCAAGGCCAATGAGCCTCTCCCAGGTGCTGTATATCGTTGGCAAGTGGGAGCGCCTTCAGGCCGAGAAAGATGCCGAGAAAAACAAGGCGGCGCAGGATAAGCAACGGGCTTCAGAGCAGGCCAGGGAGCGGATCGTCAAGCTGCGCAAGAATTGCTCTCTTGAAGAATGGAAAAACCTGGCCAAAGCAGAACAGGAACTGCTACTGATTCCGCCTCCTGAATCAGGCGGAACCTTTAACCAACAAAAGGGCGATTCGATCGAATGGGCGCAGTGGTCATGGAACCCGGTCACGGGATGCAAGCACGACTGCCCCTATTGCTATGCGCGTGACATTGCGCTCAGTGAGCGTATGCAACAAGCTAGCCTCTACCCCAATGGCTGGGAGCCAACCTTCCGCAGCGAAGCCCTGAATGCGCCGCGCAAAACGCGCGTCCCCAAGGACGCAGAGACTGATACCCGCTTCAAAAACGTCTTTACCTGCTCCATGGCCGATCTGTTTGGCCGTTGGGTGCCGTCAGAATGGATTGAGGCGGTCATGATGGCCGTCAAGGGTAACCCGCAGTGGAACTTTCTGTTTCTAAGCAAGTTTCCGCAGCGCTTAGCTGATCTCGATATCCCTGCCAATGCCTGGCTTGGTACAACGGTTGATCTTCAGGCCAGAATTGCCAATGCCGAGAAAGCCTTTTCCAAAATTACCAGCGGCGTGCGCTGGCTGTCAGTAGAGCCCATGCTTGAACCGATCCACTTGGAGCAACCTGACCTATTCAACTGGGTAGTGATTGGCGGAGCCAGTTCCAGCAAGCAAACCCCGGAATGGAAACCGCCCTATCGCTGGATTGAGTCCCTGGTACGCCAATGTGACGATGCAGGCATTCCGGTTTATATGAAAAGTAATCTTGGCATTGCCAATCGCGTCCTGCAATTGCCCTTTTCTTCTCCGATCAAGCTAGACCCACAACAGGCGCCTGCCGTGTTTAGTTATCTCAAATAAACGGTAAGGGCAAGCGCTGTTCATGAGCCTCACCGCCACCCGCTGGGCCTGGTCGCATCGCCTGGGTAGAGCCACCACCAAGCTGGTGCTGCTCGCCCTGGCCGACCGCGCAGACGCCCAGGGCGTGGCATATCCCGGTATCAAGCTCCTGGCCGAGGACACCGAGCTGGACCGCAAGACCGTCATGGCGGCCCTGACGCACCTGGAAGCCACCGGCCTGATCGCCAGCGAGAAGACCTGGGGGAAGGCCAGCAGCTACCGGCTGAACCTGGACGTGGAGTTTGTTGACGCCACCGATGAACCCCAACCAGTACCAAAAACGGCACCAGTACCAAAAACGGCACCAGTACCAAAAACGGGACAGGACCAGTACCAAAAACGGGACCGGACTAGTACCAAAAACGGGACACGAACCTATCAATTAACCGACCAATTAACCGAAGAACCCCCCATACCCCCCTCACCAGGTCCGGCGATGGTCGCTGACGCGACCGGGGTGGGGGGTGCGGCGATGACGAAAACGGCGGAGAAGACGCCAGAAGCCAGGCCATCGTCACCGGCGGCGGAGCGTCCGCCAGACGCCGAGGCCAGCGCTGCCGGCACGGCACCCGCCAGCGATACCGCACCAACCCGCCCCAACGGCGCCCCGCCCGGCTTCGACGCCTTCTGGGAGCTCTATCCGCGCAAGCAGGCCCGCAAGGCAGCCATCGCCGCCTGGAACCGCGCCAAGCCTTCCCCCGAGATTCAGGCCGCCATCCTGACCGACATCGGCAAGCGCCTGGCCCATGACGACCAGTGGCGCCGCGGCTTCATCCCGCACCCGGCCACTTACCTCAACGGCGCCCGCTGGGAGGACGCCATCCGCGCACCAGGAGGAGGACCCCATGCAAGCCATCGCGAAACATCTACCGAGCGCTTCCATCGCCTCAACGACGCGCCCCTTGCCGAGCTGCTCGCCAGCACCCGCTCTACCCCCGGCGAACGAGGCGTTACTGGCGAGGTTGTTTCGGGCGCTGCAAGCGGAGTTCGGGCCGCGGTGGTCGTCGCAATTGGCGACGCCCGAGGCCACCCTGGCGCTCAAGGTCGAATGGTGGGCACGGGTGCATGATCTCACCGCGGATCAGCTCCGACGTGGACTGGAAGCCATGGCGGTCGGGCAAGACGCCTGGCCGCCAGGACCCCGGGCCTTTCGCAAACTGGCGCTGGCGGGCGAGGAGGGCGAGCGCACCGGGATGCACGCGCTCTACCTGCCGGCGCCGATGAAGGCGCCGATGGACCGGGAGACGGTCGTGGCGGGATTGGCGGAGCTGCGGGCCAGGTTGCCAAGCGCCGATGTGCCAAGTAACGACCAGCTTCCGGCGTCCGCCTGCACTCCCGCGGAGCGGCGGCGGTTCATTCAGCGCAAGCAGGAGGAGCTGGTCGCGGCCGGGCTGGGTTGCTTCCTGGCCGAGGCGGAATTGGCAAAGACGCGCGATCCGGAACCGCGGCTGGTGAATGTAGTCGCTTTACCGGACAGGGAGGCGGCTTGATGGCTGACGCCAGCGTCCATCCTGCTCAAGTCGCTACCCAGCTGGATATGCTCGACGGCCGCCGCAAGAAGCGCAATCCCCGCGTCCGCACCCCCGAGCACCTGGAACAGGTCGCCCTGATGCAATGGGCCAGCCTGCCCGCCGTGCTCAAGCGGCACCCGGAACTGCACCTGCTGCACGCCGTCCCCAATGGCGGCCACCGCTTCCCGGCCGTGGCCAAGGCGATGAAGGAGGAGGGGGTCAAGGCCGGGGTGCCGGACTTAGACCTACCCGTACCGCGCGGGGAGTTTGTCGGCTTGCGGATTGAACTCAAGGCTAGGGGGGGAAGGTTGCAGCCAGCGCAGTCGTGGTGGCTCCAGCACCTTGCCGCGCATGGTCATCAAGCCATGGTATGTGTCGGCTGGGAGGCGGCCAGAGAGGCGATCTTGGCGTATCTGGCCCTGCCAAGACCGGGCTGGTTTGTCCAGGGTTCTACGTCATGAGCGCGACCATCATCCATCGCCGTTGCTTCGACGACCGCTGCCGGGTGCGGGCGGACTGCCCCCTCTACGCCAGGCGCCACGACCGCCAGCAGGGGGCGGGAGCTTCGACCTGGCGGCACGGCTGGGAGTATCCCGGCGGCCCATGCGCGGTGGCCATGGCGGAGCGTGAGGCCGGCCGCGGGGAGTTCCAGACCAGCAACACCACCGAGGAAGGCCCATGAGCCAGGAAGCCGCGGCCTATGCCGTTACCGACCCCGTCGGGCTGGACGAGCCCGAGCGCTGGGAGAAGGGCATGGCGGAGATCGCCGACCTGCTGGCGGACGAGTTGCGCCAGGCCGGGGAGGCGATGAAGGCCCCGTTTCTGCCCACAGACGCCAGGGCCCTGGCGGCCCGCCTGGCCGCGCGGCTGTTTGCCTGCATCGGCGGCTCCAGTTGGTACATCCCCAAGGGCGCCAGCCTGGAGCGCGCCCGGCGGGACCTGGAGATCTATGCCGCCCATGACGGCACCCGGGTGGGTCCCAATGGGGTCGAGGCCCTGTGCCGGCGCTACCGCCTGTCCGAGGTGCACATCTACCGCATCCTGGCCCGGCAACTGGCCATGCGCCGCCAGCGCCATCAGGGCGAGCTGTTCGCGCGGGATGAGGCGCAATGAGGGCGGAGTTAACCGGGGTTAATGTCTACCACCCTCACGCGCGCGCTAGCCTGCCGGCAACTCCCTTGCCAGGACCTGCCGTGACCACTTCGCCCCCCCAGGCCAGCCAGACCGCCAAGCCCGCCGCCCGATCTGCGGGGCCCGGAAGCCGGCCGGTGACGGAGCTGATCGTCTCGCCCGCGACGCTCGCCTTCATCAAGGGCTTCGAGGGCCTGCGCCTGACCGCCTATCGCGACGCGGTGGGGGTGCTGACCATCGGCTGGGGCCATACCGGCGACGTGCAGCCCGGCCAGCAGATCGGCCTGCATCAGGCCGAGATCCTGCTGGAGCTGGACGCCAACCGGGCCGCCGCGGCGGTGCGCCGCCGGGTCAAGGTGCCGCTCACCCCAGGCCAGTTCGATGCCCTGGTGAGTTTCACGTTCAACCTGGGCGAGGGCCGGCTGGCCGAGTCCACCCTGTTGCGCCAGCTCAATGCCGGTGACTACCGGGGCGCGGCCGAGGAGCTATTGCGCTGGGACAAGGGCACGGTGCGCGGCCGCAAGGTGGCGCTGCCGGGCCTGACCCGCCGGCGCTGGGCCGAGCGGGAGTTGTTCATGCGCGGCGTGCGGGAGGAGGCGGCGCCATGAGCGAGGAGGCCTTCATCCTGCTGATCGACGGCCTGGCCATCGCCGCCATGGCCTACCTGTTTTGGTTGTGGCTGGGAGACGACGATGACGAAGACTGAGGTCCTGGAGCTGCAGCGCAGTCTCAACCAGTCCGGCGTCGCTCGCCAGGCGCTTGGCGAGCCTCTGGTCGAGGATGGCATTTATGGCCCGCAGACCGCCGCCGCGTATCGCTCCAGGCTGGCTCAGGAGCCACCACCGGCGCCTGTCATCCTGCCGCCCGTGTCCAAGCCCTGGTGGACCAGCCGCGCCGTCCTGGGGCTGCTGGCGAGCCTGCTGGCCATGCTGGCCGGGCGCTTCGGTTGGAGCATCGACGATGACCAGATTACCGCCATCCTCTTGCAGCTTGTCGAGGCCGGCGGGCTCATCTTTGCCGCCTGGGGCACCCTCCGCCGCCAGGCGCCGATTGACCCTGGTTTGGTGGCTCGCGTTGGAAGCCGTGATGTCCGGTTGCCAGTGCGCGCCGACGGCCCGCCTGGTGCCGGCTCTGCCTTCCAGCCTGCCGGGGACGATCCCCGCGGCGCTTTCCGTGATTGATGAAATTCAGATTGGCATCGTCTGCCAGGAGATTGTGCGATGACTTGGCTCACTACCGCTTCGGCCTTGCTGCAATTGCTGCCGGCGATCATCACCGCCCTCAAGGCCATCGAGGAGGCCATCCCCCAGCCCGGACAAGGGGCCGCCAAGCTCGCCGCCCTGCGCGGCATCCTGGAAGGGGTCTCCAGCCAGGCGACCAGCCTGTGGCCGGCCATCGAGAAGGCGGTGAGCGTGCTGGTGGGGTTGTTCAACGCCACGGGCGTGTTCGCCAAGCAACCGGGCTGAGCGGCCATGCCCGCCTCCATCACTGGCACCGAGGGACCGGGTGATCGCCGCAGCTATGAGCACATGGACGAGCAATTTCTCCGGCTCCACGCCAAGCTCGACAAGCTGCTGGGGGCCTTCCCGGTCGATCCCAAGGGTGAGCCGGATACCATCGGCCATCGCCAATACCACGACCGCCTGATCGAGGCCGCCGAGGCGCAAACCCAGTTCTGGCGGGAGCTGCGCGCCGAGATTGCCAAGAAGTCCATCTGGGCTATCCTGGCCCTGCTGGTGGGCCTGATCATCACCGGCGCCGCCGTCAAGATGGGCCTGCCGCCGCCCGGCGGGGTGGGGTAGGCATGCCGCGGCTAACGGCCGATCAATGGGCCGAGGTCAGGGCCGAGCGGGAGGCGACGGGAAAGAGCTTCGGCGATCTATCCGGGCGCTTTGGCGTGTCCCATACCGCCATCATCAAGCGCGCCAAGGCCGAAGGCTGGAGCGATGGCCAGGATATGGCCGAGGTGATCCGGCGCAAGGTTTCCGAGAAGGTTTCCGGCCTGGTTTCTACGGCTAACCCCGAAAAAAAGGCCGCCGCCATCGACGCCGAAGCCGCTCGCGGGGCCGAGGTCGTCAACCGCCACCGCGAGGAACCCACCGCCGCCCGGGAGCGGGTCTATGCCGGGCTCAAGGCCCACAAGGCGTCCGTAACCAAGGAAGACAAGACCTTAGCCTTCGAGGACCTCAAGGCCGCCAAGATCGCCGCCGAGGCCCTGGCCATCATTCAGGCCATGGAGCGCAAGGCTTGGGGGCTGGATCAGACCGAGGCCAAGCAGCCGGCTATCGTCATTGAGCGGAGTTATGGCAAGTGAAGGTTGAACGCCTGGCCACCGATGGCCTTATCCCCTACGCCCGCAACGCCAAGAAGCATGATGACGCCCAGGTGGCGCAGATCGCCGCCAGCATCCGCGCGTTCGGTTTCAACAACCCGGTCCTGATTGACCATGACAATGGCATCATCGCCGGCCATGGCCGCGTCCTGGCCGCCCGCAAACTGGGCCTGGCCGAAGTGCCGTGCATCAGGCTTGGCCATCTGACCGATACCCAGCGCCGGGCCTACATCATCGCCGACAACCGCCTGACCGAAACCGGGGGCGGGTGGGACACGGAACTCCTGGCGCTGGAGCTGGAAGACCTGCGGCTGGAAGACTTCGACCTGGAGCTGACGGGGTTCGAGACGGCGGCGCTGGAGGAGATCCTCGGGGCCGGGGTGGGTGATACCGGATCAGGCTTGCCGGAAGACACCGCGCCGGAGATCGACCGCGCCGAGGAGCTGCGCCAGAAGTGGGGGGTGGAGACGGGGCAGCTTTGGAAGCTAGGCGAGCATCGGCTTTTGTGTGGGGATTCGACCCGGGCGGAGGATGTGGCGCGGGTGATGAATGGGGAGAAGGCGGATATCTGCTTCACTTCGCCACCTTATGGCCAACAACGCGACTATCGGGATGACGCTACCCAGAAGGTATCAGATTGGGATGCTTTGATGCGTGGCGTATTTGGCAATCTGCCAATGGCTGAAGCTGGGCAGGTGCTAGTCAATCTCGGCCTGATCCACCGCGATGGCGAATGGTTGACGTATTGGGATGGCTGGATTTCTTGGATGAGGGAGCAAGGCTGGCGCAGGTTTGGGTGGTATGTGTGGGATCAGGGTCCTGGTATGCCGGGAGATTGGGAGGGACGCTTTGCACAAGCGTTTGAGTTCATTTTTCACTTCAATAAGAAAAGCGTAAAGCCACACAAGACGAAAGAGAAATTGCCTGATTCCATTGAAATTAACAATAATGGCGGCGGGCATCGCAAGAAAAACGGCAAGGTTTCAAAAAGAAATAATCCAGAAGCATCGTTGCAAACCCACAAAATACCAGATTCAGTGATACGGGTTATGCGTCATAAATCGCGTGGTATTGAATGCGAACATGCCGCAGTCTTCCCGGTTGAACTGCCTGCAGAATTTATGGCGGCATGGCCAGGCCTGGTCTACGAGCCCTTCCTCGGCTCCGGCACCACCCTCATCGCCTGCGAAAACCTCAAGCGCCGCTGTCGGGCGATCGAGATATCCCCGGCCTACGTCGCCGTGGCCCTAGAACGCTGGCATCAGCATACGGGCCGCGTGCCGGAGCGCTTGCCATGAAAATCACCATTCCTCCTTTCGCCCTACACCCCGGCCAGCACGCCATCCTCGCCGACCGCGCGCGCTACCGCGTCATCGCCGCGGGACGCCGCTTCGGCAAGACTCTACTGGCGATCGAGTGGCTGGCCCTGGAGGAGGGCGGGGCGCTTGACGGCCACCCCGTCGCCTTCTTCAGCCCCACCTACAAGCTCCTGTTGGACGTGTGGTCCGATATGGAGCGCACCCTGAAGCCGGTCACGCGCAAGGCCAACAAGACCGAGATGCGCATCGAGCTGACCACTGACGGCAAGCTCGACTTCTGGACTTTGGAGGACCCCGACGCCGGCCGCGGGCGCAAGTACGCCCGCGTGGTGATCGACGAGGCCGCCCATGCCCGCAACCTGCAAGTGGCCTGGGAGCGCGCCATCGCCCCGACCCTGACCGATCTGGAGGGCGAGGCCTGGTTCATTAGCACGCCCAATGGGCTGAACTATTTCCATCAGCTCTTCCAGCGCGGGGGAGATCCAGCCTGGCCGGATTGGTCCGCCCACCACATGCCGAGCACGGTCAATCCCTACCTACCCGCCGAGGAGATCGCCCGCGCCCAGGCCGACCTGCCGGCCCTGGTCTTCGCCCAGGAATACCTCGCCGAGTTCGTCACCTTCGGCGCCGGCCTGGTCAAGCCTGACTACCTGCAGGACGGCACCGCGCCCGCCGGTCTGCCGGTGGTCCTGGGGGTGGATCTCGCCATCAGCGAGCGGGAGGGCTCCGACTGGACCGCCATCGTCGCCCTGAGCCGCGATGCCGCCGGGACCGTCTATATCCGCGAGGCCGAGCGCCACCGTTGCGGTTTCCGCGAGGTGCTGGAGCGCATCGAGGCCGCCGCTCAACGTTGGCAGCCCAGCCTGATCGCCATCGAGCAGGTGCAGTATCAGGCCGCCGTGGTCCAGGAGCTAGCTCGGCGCACCCAGTGGCCAGTGCGCGGGGTGCGTCCAGACCGCGACAAGGTCACCCGCTTCGCGCCCCTGCTGACCCGCTACGAGCAGCGTCTGGTCCGCCACGACCCCGCCCGAGTGCCGGCCTGGTTCCGCGACGAACTGCTGGCCTTCCCCGAGGGCCAGCATGACGACGGCGTGGACGCGGCCGCCTATGCCTTCGCCGCCCTGGGCCAGGCCAGCGCCAGCTACGCCGCCTCGGTGCCCCGGTGGCTGGGGTGAGCCTCCTTCCCTTCCTGGCCCCTACCCGCCGCGCCCCTTGACTGAGAACATCGCCATGGCCAAATCCAAGTCCTCGCCCGTCCCGATCCGCGCCAAGACCGCAGCCAAGGCCGCGCCACCCACCGCCTGGAGCCAGTGGCGCGACAGCGTCGGCCTCCGCCTCGCCATCCCTAACCAACCCCTACCCGCCGCTGCCATCCTCAACCAGGAGATCGCCCTGGAGCAGGTGCTCTCGGTCCTCTCGCGCCTGCCGGACCCGGATCTGGTCATCACGCAAATTGGCATGAGCCGCGCGGATCTGCGCAAGCTGGAGACCGACGACGAGATCTCCGCCGCCCTGGAGACCCGCCGCGAGGCCGTCATTGCCACCCCCTGGCGCCTGGAGCCGGCCGAGGGCGAGCCGGTGCAATGGCTGCATGAAACTCTAGCGCCACACGTCGAAAGCCTGCTACGGGGCGCCTGGACGGCCCTGCCCTATGGTTATGCCGTGCAGGAGGTGGTCTATCGCCCCGATCCGGCCCGCGGTGCCCGCGGCATCGGTCTCGATCGCATCGTGGACAAGCCGCTCGAATGGTTCGAGCCGCGCCGCGATGGCAGCCTCTGGTACACCCCGCCCACCGGCTTAGGCTCCGGCGTGCCGGTGCCGGTCGATACCCAGGCCAAGTTCCTGCTTACCCGCCGCGGCGCTACCTACCGCAACCCCTACGGCGAAGCCCTGCTGTCCCGTTGCTACTGGCCCTGGTTTTTTCGCCATAACGGCTGGCGCTTTTGGATGCGGTTCGTCGAGCGCTTTGCCGAGCCGCTGCTCCTGGGTCAGGTCTTCGATCCCCAAGGCTTCATTACCGCTATGCGCACCATGGGCCTGGACAGCGTGGTCGGGGTCGGCAAGGAGGAGACGCTCCAGGCCATTACCCCCAGCGCCGCCGGTGAGTTTGAGAAGCTGGAGCTGGCCCTCTCCCGGCGCATCCAGAAGCTGATCCTGGGCCAGACCTTGACCAGCGAGGTCGGCAGTTCCGGCTCCTACGCCGCCGCCCAGGTCCACAACGAGGTACGGCAGGACAAGCGCAACGCCGACTTGCGCCTGGTCACCGGCACTGCCCAGCACCTGGTGGAGGCCCTGTGGGCGCTCAATGCCTTGCCTGGACCCGCCCCGCGCTTCGTCCTCGCTGATGATACCGGGCTGGAGGCCGCACGGGCGGAGCGGGACGCCAAGCTGCTTCCAGTGTTAATCGCTTCAGGATTAACTTTGACTCAAGATTACTACCTTGATAACTATGATTATGCTCAAAGTCACCTATCGCAAGTAAAAAATGTTAGTGATATATCAACGGAATTGAGTATAATAATGGATGAAGTTATAAAAGAGGTAGGAAAATGGGCAACATAAGAAAAGATCTGACTGGCAGCCAACACGGAAAGTTATTCGTTATTGAACGAGTAGCAAATCATGGAAAGAAGGTTGCCTATTTATGTCGTTGCGATTGCGGTGCTTATATTGAAGTAGAGTCATACAAACTCATTACTGGGCACACAAAATCATGTGGGTGTATGCGGCGTGAAGTAGCAAAAAATCGCGTAATGCCAACGAAAGAGAAAAGTTACAATTACCAACACGGGTATGCTGAAAAAGGAAGCGTTCATCCCTTATGGAATAAATGGTCATCTTTGAAAACCAGGTGCTACAACCCAAGCGTGCAAAGCTACAAATTTTATGGTGCTAGGGGTATTACGGTATGTGATGAGTGGCTAGCATCATCGCAAGCATTTATAGAGTGGGCTTTACAAAATGGCTGGAAACCTGGGCTACAGATTGATCGCATAGACTGCAACGCTGGGTATAGTCCGGATAACTGCCGTTTTGTAAGCCAACAAAGTAACGCTAACAATAGAAGAACAAATAGATTGGTTTCAGGGAAAACTGTTGCTGAGTTAAGCAGAGAAAGCGGCGTTAATTATTCAACTTTAAGACTTCGTTTGGAATCTGGATATACGTTACAAGAGGCAGTAAAGCATGAAGATTACCGCAGATCTGATAAAGGAAAACCGTGAAGTCATCAAAGCTGGGTTAATTAGGCAGATAAAGCTGTCACTTGGCCAAAAGCCAACTGGCGCCGCCATCGCCGCCAAGACCCAGCGCTTCACCCCCGATCAGGAGCTGGTGGAAAGCCTCATCGCCGCCGCCCTGGCCCAAGCCGCCAGTCCCATCCCAGCTCAGGCCGTGCGTTCTGTCATTCTTGCGGCCGAAGGGCCGGAGGATCTGGCCGGACGCCTGGCAGAGCTGTACGCCGGCCAGGACGCCGCCGCCTTCCAGGAGCTACTCGAGCGGTCTCTGTTCGCCGCGGACGTGCTGGGATATGCGACGGCGGAGAAGCGGGTGGGGGTATGAGCTTGGCAATGCGTCGCCACCACCGCGCCCGGTTAACAAAAATATTTTGCAGAAGGGGCTTGACACGGTAGCGGTACAGTGTAGAATATAAATCAAGCAAGGGGGAGACGCCCCTAGGGGACAGAGGCAACCGGCTCAGCCGACCCGCCCGAAGAAAGCGGGATGAGGCGTGCCTCAGAGATTTGTTCAACTTAACTAAAGAGGATTACAAAATGTTGTGGCGTGAAAAAGCGTATCAGAAAGCCGAGCTTGCTGAAGAGCCTGGCAATCAAAAAGCGGCCAATCAAATGGATTTGGCACGTGCTTTGGCACGTGAATTCAGGCTGCTTGAGCCTTTCTGCGCCTGCGGGCGCGTAATCAGCGAGTGCGACGGTTCCCGTAGAGGCTGCGGAAAAGCACCGCGATAGAGATCCAGACGCTCCATGTTGCGCCGAGCGGAGCTTGTCCGACATTCAGGAAACTGGACCATGGATCGGCGCATTCGAGAACGGCACGCGGCCAGGTCCTGGCGACCGGCCGCAGTTTTTTGCCAAAGCGTTCCACCTCTATAACTTGGTGGACTGACTATCACCACGGCCATGGATGGCCCTTGAGGAAAGCAATCATGTTAATTCTGACTATCACCGCAACTACCACCGACGACGATCTTCAGGCTATCCCCTATCTGGACATGCGTCAGGAAGCTACCGAACGCCGCGATGATGCCCTGGCCGTCATCAACGAGCAGGGCAATCAGACCGTCCTGGAGTACCACCACATAGACGGTGTGGACGTGCTGTACTCGCCCGTCTTTGCTTACGCCACGGTCAACGAGCTATCTTCTGGCATCGGCAACAGCCTAGTGATTGAAGCCTGGCAGTGTGAATCGCCGGAACATGCTGCCCGCGTGTGGCGCGATGGCAAGCAATGACCTCCCCCGGCGCCGCCCTCTCCGCCATGCGCCCAGACCGCACCGTGGTCTGCGCACACTGCGGCAAGACCTTTACGGCTAAGGATAGCCGGGCGCGGTATTGCTCGAACCGCTGCCGGCAGGCAGTCAAATATCAACGTCAAAAGGAATCTGGCCATGGCCCTGCATCCAACTCTTACGTGCCCGGCTGAAAAAGGCCCGGCGCTGGCACTGGGGAAGGGATCTCAGCCAGGAGCCAAAGCAATTGAGCAAAGCAGTTGATACCCCCTGCCCGTGCTCGTGTTGGCTGTGCCGGCCACGCAAACACGCCGGCGATACCATGCAGCAACGGCGGGCGCCCATGGTTTCACGGGAAACCCAGCGCATAGACACCTAAGCCATGCCCACCACCCCGCCCGCCCTCACCCCCGTCCCCTTCCTCGAAGCCATCGCCTGGGCGCGCGCCCGGAAGGTGATTCTCCCCGAGGTCTATTACGGCGAGCTCCAGGGCCTGGCCCGCTCCATGGCCTTTTCCGTTGCCGGCCTGGCCAAGCTCGACCAGCTACAAGGCGTCCTCGATG